CTAATAACACCATTTTCATTTTGAATCAATCTTCTTAATTCAGAAACATTTACATTTTGACCTAATTGTCTTGTGTTTGGACTAAAATAGGTATTAACAATATCAATTATTTTAGACACAATTGCTCCGGAATTTTGTGTTGCATCTAAAACAACATCAACATCAACGGCTAAATCAATTGGGTTTGCACTTTCAATAGAAATATAATCATTTATCATTCTATAATTTGAGAGATAATTTGCAACATTGTTTTTTAGTGTTGATGAAATTGTATCAGTTAAGGTTCCATCTTAATTTTTATCTTATTATTTTCTTCAGTAATCGTAACTTTTGCCGGTGCTCCAAACTGTGATGGCATATTTCTTATAATTGATTCATAATCATTTATTGTAACAGCCCTATTTTGTGCTGAAAAGTTAAATGAAACCATTTGTCTTACATCTTCGGTTGTTGGTGCGTTTGCTCCACCAATTGCGGCTGTAACATTGTTGCATCTTAATGTATTCACAACAGATTTATTAACACTTTCCGAAGGTCCATTTACAAAGAATGATACAGTACCAATTTGTGTAATAACATTTGACCCAAGATTTGTTGCTTGTCCTCCGCCTATTCTATATTGAATGAATAGTGTTGAGTTTGACTTTAAAGCAGCACCTAAAGCTAAATTGTTTGAGTATTTGTTTAAATCAAAAGCGTCACCTGTTCTAGCAAATTCTCTTAATTGTTCTTCTGCTGATACGTTTCCGCCACCAAAAGTCATCTTTAAATAACCTTCTGGTGTATATTCTGAAATAAATTTTGTGTTTGTTACAATGTATTTTCCAACTTTAATTCCTGGTTGGTCAGATACTTTTGTTGGGTCTTCAATAAAAACCCTATCTTCAGCCAAAGCCTTAACTTCGTACCATCTATTATCAAGACCCAAAAATTCTTGTGGTTCCGGAATTGTATTATATTGTGTTCCATCTTTTAATAAAACACTTGTTATACCCAAAACATTTTTTTCTGGTAAGAATAATTCAAAATAAGGTTTAACATCATTTGGTGTAATAACTCTTTTGAAAACTTTTGTTGTTCCATTAACAACAACTTCTCTTTTTGTTATTGTATAGTTTAATATTCTACCGTTTGAGTCAAAGTTTGGAATTTTTAACCTATTTGGTGATCCTTCAGCATTTATTGGTGACGCAAAATCAATATCATATACTGTTTCAAATGGTTGACCAGCACCAGATACTTGTGACCCTCTTCTTAAGATTCCACAATACCTTAAATCTTCTTTATCACCAAAAGCTGGAACCGTAATTGAAAAATCAACTAAAGCAACTGATGGTCTTTGTCCCGGTATTTTTAAACCGTAGGTTCTTGCTATATTGTATATTGACGCTTTTTGTTGAGCAAACTGTAATACAGTTTCTTGGATACTTCTATCAATTTGAAATTGTAGGTTATCATTAACGGCAGCATTTAAGTCCATTAACACCGAAAAAACTCCAGCGTCATTAAAATTTTGAATAAGATCAGGATAATAAGTTCTTGTGAAATTTATTAATTCAGTTCTTATTGTTTGAAAGTCTCTAGCTGTGTATGATATTTTCTTTTCTGCCATATATTATTAAATATTAATAATTACAAAATCACTACTTTCAAAAGCCTGATTTGTTGACCTATAATCAATTTTTATTTTTGCTGTATGTTCTTTTTCAGCAATACCTTGTACTGTAAATTCTCTTTGACCCTGACTATTAATAAAAGTTCCTTTATCTTCTTCACCTTCCGAAGCGTCAGTAATACTAATATTTGTTATTTGTATTCCGGGAATATATCTTTCAACACTATCTCTTATTTCGGCTTCAATATCCGAAAATGTTGGTCCGTCCAATGGTTCAAAAATATATTCATATAATCTTGTTCCAAAATCTGGTAAGAAATATCTGGTCCCCTTTCTTGTTAATAATAAATGAACAAGATCTGTTCTTATCTCTTCATCACTAGTGTCTGAAAGATCCAAATATCTACCCGTAAAAGATTCTCTAAAAGGAAAATTTATTCCATATGTAACCCCGTTTGCCATATCAAATAAATATAAGGGTTGGTTATTTTATATAAATAAAAAAGTCCCTACTTTCGTAAGGACTCTTTTAAGTTTGTATTACCTTTTTGGTAAAGTGGTTCGTATGGGCAGTGTCTACAATTGTTTCCACAACATTTACCTCGTTTCATATGGAAAGATTCTGTCATAACAATATTTCCAGAATCATCTTTATAAAAGTCAGGTTCAGGAGATTTTTTAGTTGTCTCCTGAACATATAACTGTTGTATCCAATCTTTTGATGCGTTTACCGTCATTTTAGTTAGTTTTTCTTTGGTTATAGAACGCTAACAATACTTGATATGTTAACGTTACATTGTTTCCCCAGATTACTTTCATAACTTATACAATTTCACATCCTGACGCTCCACAAGCGATTTCACCACTTAGGTTGGTATTATCTTGTAGTTCAATTACTTTTGTAAGATCAACATTTTTTAATGTTGCAGACAATCTTTCAAAGTCTTCTTTAGTACAATCTTCAAATGGTGCTTGTGTGTAAGTTCCTCCATTGTAAGGTAAAACAGATAGTCCATTATAGAATTTTCTGTTTTTCCACATCCAGTCACCTACCAAATCCCACTCATCTTCTTTAATTGAAACTGTTGCAGATACATTGTGTGTATTTTGTCCTGTTCTATGTCCGTTTCTGATCCACTCTTGAGATACTTTTTTCACTCTTTCAAGCATTTGAAATACTGACTCGTATCGTAGGATTGACCCTTCTGGTGACATTTGTGGTATTGTGATTACCGCAGTGTCGTGAGGTCTAAAATACTCATCTTCAACTAATTCTGGGTGATTAATTGCAAGGTATGTATAAATTGCTTCATTTTTTCCAACTCGGATTCTTCTTAAATAGAAGTCATTATGCCAAGCGTGAATACCAGATGATGTTCCTAATACTAATGATGAGGTACCAGATGGTTTAACGGTTGTTGTACGGGCGGCTTTATTAATTCCAATAAGGTTTGCAACTCTTTCGTTTTCTTCTTTAACGGCTTCAGCGGCTGCTTTCATATCATAACCTAATACAACACCAGAACCAATACCAGTCATTCCAACACCAATAAGTGCGTCTTTTTCAGTTGTTCTTTTCCACACGTCTCTCAAATAATGGAAGTCAGTATATCCAGCTTGTAATGTTCCGATGAACGCAGCGCCTTTAACCCGTTTTTCAAAATCTTCTTGTGAGTCAATATCTGAAGCATTAACCTCACATAGATTACAGAATTGGTAAGGTCTAAGTCCTATTTCGCAACAAGGATTTGTTCCCCAATCTTTATCGTTTGATAAATAAATCCCTGGTTCACCAGCACCTGATAATTCAATTCTTTTCCAAAGACCCATAAAATATTCTTGTGTTACTTTATGTCTTAATAGAACGGCTGAATTGTTTGCACGACCCCTTTGTGGGTTTGATTCCCACCAGTTTCCAGATTTACAAGAAATCATTTCATCATCATCAGCTGAAAATAATGAGATAAGTGCTGCTCTTCTGATTCCACCCGCTAATACTGCATCTGCAATATGACATACAATGTCGTGAGTTTCAATTGGTGTTAATTTATCACCATCGTTTTTGTTTTCCAACACCTTTGTAATATTGTGAATACAATCTTTCAATGGTTGAGGTCCTGGTGCTTTTCCACCAGACGTTACAAGGTTTGCACCTTTTTGTCTAATATCTGAAAAATCAAATATTGGTGTTGATGCTTTGTATCCGAAATAAGACTCCATTAATACTTTAATTGCATCAGCCCATCCTTCAATTGAATCTCCAATTAGGTACCTTCTTGTTCTTGTTGGGTTTGGTTTTTTAATTTCTGGTAGTTTATCTACATGGTGTTTTTGCACTGAAAACCCAACACCTGTTCCACCTAAAAGTAGAAACATTGTTTCTGAAAATGCGTCTGTGTGGTCTATTGGTAAATAAGCACAGTTATAAACTCTGTTTGGTGAAATCTCAATTGGTTTACCACCAAATTGTAATGATCTCATAGATGGAAGAATTTTTTTATCGTATACCATTTTATATACTTCTTCTATCTGGTCTTTAATGTTTGGGTATTTTTTTTGGTGCATTTCCTTATTTCTTGTCACCAATTCTTCCCAAGTTTCCCTTCTATTTAATTCAGGGACAAATTTAGCGTATTTCATATACACCGTAATATCGCTCAATATTTTTTGTGAAATATCCATTTTTTATAAATTTAATTATTTTTATTTAATTTTATGAAGTTTTTTGTTTTTCTTGTTCTCTTTGTTGTCTTTTTTCAAGCAACTCCTTAACTCGTAGTCTTTGTCTTTCTTCTTTTTGTTCTTCAATACCTAAGAATGTGGTTGTTGATTCAGTATCTATTTCAATCATAGCATTATCAAACTTGCAATTTTCAAACACCACACCGTCATCTCCAATACGAGATTTGGTAATTGCTATTGTGGCCAACTTCATTTCTTTTTGTTGTAATGTTTTTGCTACTGAAATAATAACGTGTCCTACCTGTGCCTTCTTAATTGATCCCCCCATCTGGTCAGTCGTTACAACTTCCGATGAAATTGAGGCTCTATTTCCCTGGGTTGCTGTCCAACCTACTAAATTTAGTTCATGACACATAGCTTCAAAACCTCTCATTACTGAACCCTCACTCTTCCATTCATCCCCTAGATTTTTATCTGGAACAATACAATCAATGTAATCAACAACAACCATGTCTATCTTTATACCATCTGCAATCATTTTTCTAATTTCATTCTTAATTTGCAACATGGTTTTAGTATCAGACGGTAGTTTTTTCAAGATTAACTCATTTGGCATTTTTTCTTTAATGTCTTTTACTTTTTGCATCACCTCATCCTTTTTTTCTGACAATTCGTCAGGATGAATCTTTGTCCAAAGGGTAAAATGTTTCCTTTGTATCACTTTTGGGTTGTCCTCAAAGAATATTTGTAGGACATTAAAACCTAAGTTAAATGCGTGATTTGAGATCTTAGTTAATACTGTTGATTTACCTACTCCGGTTGGTGCTAATATTACACCAATTTCTCCTTTTGCTAATCCTCCTTTCATTAATCTATCAATACCAGGTATTCCCATTGGTATTGGATGTCTATAATCGTCATCTAATACTTGATCTAGGTTTGAAAAGACATCTAGCATTGATGTGTCTTTTGACCCAACAAGTAGTGCTTCTCTTACCAGTTCTTCTAGGGTATCATAGTTTTCAAACTCACCCCCGTCTATAATCTTTTGAGCCTTTTTCATTACTTTCTGTAACTCTTGTTGTTTACAGAAATTTAAAGCCTTTTCTTGTACAAAATCTACCCCATCAATAGGTGCAGACTTGATTTTCTTAACGGTATCAAGTACAACCTTAACAGCGGTTTCCTGTTGAAGTTCGGATTTAGCGACTTGTTCTAAGGTATCAAAAGAAGGTGTGTGATCATACTTTATATAGTATTCTTTAATCATCTGAATGATTATTTTGAAATACTTGTTTTCAAAATAGTTGTTT